CATAACTGTCCAGTCTGCTTTGTATGCTTTGTGAAACTGGTGTTCCTGTGGTAGCACCAGTTTGTACTGTGTATCCAGCTGCTTCGCCTTTGTAAGTGTATTGGTCAGCAAAACCTAATATATCTGAATATTCTGTGAGAATTTCAGTGTTGCCCACTGCAGGAGCACCTTCTTCTAGTGTGCCGTTGCCAATAAACAGTCTACGATCATCCACTGCCCAGCCCAGTTCAGCACCAGCTAGAGGTTGAGGTAAATCTACTTGTAGGCCCTTGCGGGCGGTGATACGAGATATTTGTAAAATTGCCACTGTGTGATTCCTTCGGGTATCACATATTTAGCAAGTAATACTGTTCGACCTTTTTCCACCACAGATCACGATATTTTTCAAACTCTCGGCCTTCCAGCACAAATTCTTGATATTCGGGCTGGGTGAGCATGTTCATTTGCTCGTCCAGTTGAGGTTTGACGCACATCAAAACTACACCTTTTTTGATCTTTGTGCCGTGCAATTCGTTGTGTGCTTCTGCATAGGCACAGAGTTGTACAAAATAATCGTCAATCCACTCGCGTCGTTTGGGTTTGTTGGTTTGTTTGTAGTCTAGGATGGCTTCTTCGTTTAGGTGTATTCCTGCACCGTCTGTGGTACCTGCATAGACCTTGGGAAAATACAGCGGCACCTCAGTGCCCCAAAATTCACTCACATTCTTCATGCCATGTTCCACCACAGTGTGTGCCATGGCATGACTGGCCCAGGAGAATGGGTTGGTACCGCGCTCTTTAATAGCACCCTCTTTGACGTACTGCTCAAGGTACGTGTGCATGCGTGTGCCTCTATTGGCTGCTTCTGTTGTGATGGCCTGTGCCGCTTCTGTACCCACTCTGGCCCGCCAGTTCTGCAATGCAGCCTTGCTTGCTTCACTTTTGGTTTTGTCAAGTATGGTTGTCACACTGGGCAACTTGTTACCGTCGGGTGTGGCATAATATCTTTTGCCTTCAATAGTAACACGTGGCACTGGTTGATAATCAAATCGGGGATTTAACAATGTTTTCTTTCTGTAGTTCGTAACGTCCAATTTCTTTATTAAACTTTACAATGCCTTGTTTGTATAGTTCAAAAATAATACTTTCGCTTTCTGCATGTAATTTGTTATGTTCGTTCACTGTTGTTAGAAATAAATTTTCTAGTTGGTTATTTGTTTTATCACCATCAATGTGATGTACTATTTCACCTTTTTTTAATCCTCTTTTAAGATGTAATTCCATTACATATTGATGTTGTCGTATGCACCTATATCCACCTTTTCGATAAGGATAATTTTTTTCCTATGTAAATTTCTGGATATCCTTCTTTGCCTAATACAATTTTGCCAACATTGGGTTCTAGTTTATTTTTAATTTTAGATTCATACCCGGCATTACTTGCTAATTTGTTTACACCAAATTTGCTTATACAAGATTTACAATAAGATTTAACATCTGTGCTGTAGGTTCCGTTTCGATCTTTTGAAAATTCAGTTCCACAGTGATCACATTTCCAATGAGTTAAGGTTTTAGTTCTAGTGTATTCAGTTAGTTTGCCAAATTTACTTTTTTTCTCGTACGAATTAGTTTTTGTTGATTCATATAAAAACATTAGTTTCTCCTTTGGTTTATTTGTCCCAACGAAGAAAAACATTTATAGAATAGTTTCGCTTGGTTTTTAAATACGAAAACTACTACCACACCCGCAGCGGTCACGTTCATTGGGATTGGTGAATTCAAAACCTTCATTGAGGCCTTGGCGTACATAGTCTACTTGCGTTCCTTTCAAGTACACATCATGCTTTTTATCTACTAGCACACAGAAATCGTTTTGAGCATAATTTATAGTGCCAGCATCAGGTTCATACTGTTTAACGTATTCTAACACATAAGCAAGCCCTGAGCAACCAGTGGTCTTCACACCCAGGCGTATGCCAGCGTATCCTTTGGTTTGTACTAATTTTTGTATTTTGTTTTGGGCCTGATCAGTTATAGTTATCATGGTTGTATTTACTCAGTCAATATCTTCACCATGATCTGTAACCATTTGTAAAAAACTTGTGCTAAGTGATATTTTAAAAAAATTAGCCTGTTGATTTTTCGGTAGGAGTTGAGCTACATATTTCAAAAAGTGCATATTTTTGGCAAGACAATGTCCCATTTCTGTTAAGTTTTTTTGCATCTGTGCAAAATCAATTGTGTAAAAAAAGTTATTGTGCTCAATCCAATTGTTATATAAATTTTCATAAAGATTTTCACATTGTTGACTTTGTAACACCATGTCGGCAACACGAACAACATCAAATTGTGATAGCCCATGATGTTGCATAGCAATATTAATTGACGTTAACGCAGTGTAAATGTCCCCTAATACCTGCATGCGAGCAATATCAGACTGATTAAAAGAACTACTGTTTATAGGAACTAGACTAAGATAAGGCTGAAATCCATCACTTTTGATGTTAGGTGTTAACCTGTTGCTATGCTTGTAAATAAATTGAAATCGTTCTTGATACACAGGATCTAGCATAGCTGGACTGGCTGGCAGCGGTTCATTTAGCATCACCGTAGGCAGTATGTTTTCTTTTACTACAGTTTCAAGTGTTTGTTTCCAAGACGCCACAGTTTGTCCAGGCAACGCAAATAACAACTGGGCTCTGACTACAATATCAGGATGTTCTTGTCTAATAGTATTGGCAATAGATACGTGTACGTCCCATCCAACATCAGGTCGATTTATGTTATTTAAAATATCAATGTTAATATCCTGAACAGACAGTGAAAAGGACTTGACCATTAACTTGGCCTTGGCCATGGTACGATAAATTTTTAAATTGTTTGCTTTTCTTAATTTACTATAACTACCATTGACAATGAATCCAGCATTTTTCTCAATATTTTTTTTTGCAAAATATTCTATCATGTCAACATCTTCATCATATTGTCCAGTGTTAGCGTCTGACAGGAAAATATTTGTCAAACCTAATTCATGAAATAGATCAATTTCTTGTTGATAGGTATTTTTTCTTCTAGAAACTTTGGTACCAAATCCACTGTTCCAATCACAAAATGTGCATGAATAAGGACAACCTCGAGTTACAGTATACGGTAACCAAATGGATAAATTGGAATTTTTTTGTAAATCCTCAACCATGGATGTCAGTAACTGTTGATTGCTGGTGTAAGGACTTTGGTCAATCATTTTGACAAATTTGTAATCTGCTATATAGACTCGACCATTGGTTTTGTTTACCCATGCACAGTTAGAAGTGTTAAATGTAATCAACGGTTTTTCTTCAATGATGTGATACAGGATATCAGCAAAGGCCTGTTCGCCAGGGCCATAGATAGCATAGTCAATCGCAGAATTATTAGCAAAAAAATCTCTGTCAGTGTTGACATCTATACTGGGTCCGCCGGCAATTACCATCATATTGTTTGATGTAATGAAATCTTGAATTTCATGGAGTTGTTGTAGAAGAAATTTGTGATTCCAAACATAATGACTCGTACACAAAATATCTACATCGTATTCTTTAATACAATCAATTAAGGTTTGATTCTCAACTTGTACCTGAATTGGAATTAACCATTCAATATTGTCCGCAATTTCTGGATAGACATACTCAAGATATGTTTTCAAATGCAACACAGTTGGATATATCCAAATTTTGGTACCAGCCAATGGCAAACCAGCGCAATAAAAAAGCACTCTTAGCTTTTTGTTTGATTTTTCTGGTGTTGGAATAATTTCAGTCTTGGATGTGGCCTGTGTTCGAAGTGAGTTGCTCACTGTGTTTCTTTCGATAATCTTCTACGGCTGCTCGTATAGCATCTTCAGCAAGAATAGAACAATGAATCTTGACTGGTGGCAGTGCGAGTTCTTGAGCAATTTCTGAATTTGTAAGAGTTGCCGCTTGGTCAAGCGTTCGTCCTTTAACCCACTCGGTAACGAGAGAACTGGAGGCAATCGCACTGCCGCATCCGTATGTTTTGAACCTGGCATCTGTTATAATCCCATCTTCAACTTTGATTTGCAATTTCATCACATCGCCGCAGGCCGGTGCTCCCACCATGCCGGTGCCAATGGTGTCGTCTATGTCAAACTTGCCCACATTGCGTGGGTTTTCATAGTGATCAATTACTTTTTCTGAATAGGCCATGTGATATTCCTTCGCTGATTATAGCGTATTTACTGATATGTGTCAATGATATTGGATTACTTTTTCATTCCGCGCTGCATGGCGGATTTGGCCGAAGCGGCCACAATGTCTTGTGCTTTGTTCACTGGCATTTCAGTGGGTCCTTCGGGAGCCGAGCCTTTGTATCGGATTACTGTGGGATTTTGAGCATCCATGGGTTCTAACACTGAATCCAAGGGTGGCTGACTTACCACACTCACAATATTTTTTTCATTCACTGGAAATCCCAAACTTCTAGCAGCCGAAATAAATGCATCTGTACTGATTTGCTTTTGTGCATTTTCGTCATCGGCCCGGCCACTGAGAAAGTTTACTAGACCCAGTAATTTTTTTGGATCTGGTGAACTGTTGCCTTCGACTTCGTCGATTCTCATTATCTACGTGCTCGGCCCAGTGCGGCTCCTGTTGGTGCAGGTTCTTCAGAACCCATTTCAGCACCTACATTGGCTCCAATGTCAGCACCCATGGCTGCACCCATTTCAGCACCAGGCACAGGAGCCGGTGCAGCACCAGGCATGCCGCTGGCAGCCATGCTGGCGTCAAGTGGTGCAGGTTGACCTGTGACCACACCCAGGGCTGATTCTAATTGTTGTTTGGCACCTTGTAGGTTTTGCACAAGCCCTTGCAATGCCGCAGTGGCGTCAGTGTTAAACTGTGTGGCTTGTTCAATGCCAATTTGATTGCGAATACTATCAACCAAGGCAGGCAGTTCTTTAAATTGCATTTCTGTGGTGTCTTCCAGCATTGATTGCATTTTGTCTACCATGTCTTGGGCAGCCAACACCACTTGGGCTTGCTGGACTTCTGACTCTTTCAAGGTACGAAATGCATTACGTAGACGATGTTCAGTTTTCATCAAGGCAGCACCTGCCACAAGTTTTTGCTCATCGGGATTCAATGACTGACCTTTTGATGCCTTGGTCAGGGCTGCTTTGAGTGCAGGATCTTTTGTTGTGGCAATGGTAGCGGCTGCGTTTTGTGCTGTTTGTTGAGCACCGGGTGCAGCCATGGGTGCCATGTCTTCTGCCACTCTATGCGCCAAGGCCTGTTCCATCATGACCAGTTTCAAATACGCAGGATTGCGCTCACTGGTATGACGACCGGGACCGCGTTGATGTTCGGCAATCACACCACGCACACGTTTCAGCATGGCTTGTGCTTCTGGCACTGTGATCTTGTTCACAGGCATTTTGGTACCAAAGTAACTTTCAAATACTTGGGCTACTTGGCGGCTCTTTTTTGGTGTGGCCAGTTCGGTTAATTTCATTTGGCAAATCCTCTTAGTTGTAGATATTTAGCCGAATTTAAACATTTTTCAAGTTCTTGATTCAGCAGTGTAAGATTTTCAATTTTGGGTGCAAGTTTGGTGCGCACTATTTCACGGAACTCGGGGCGTTTACTGCATTCTGCTTGCCCACTGCGGCAATGTATGTCAGATGTCAGCGTTTGTTTTTTGTTGTCTAGTATGCGGATGTTTTGTGCTAATTTATACTGTTGCAAATGATCTGCCACACACCATGACATGGCAGTGCGTTTACTGCTAAATTGGCTCACAAGATCGTCGCTGTGGTACACTGCAAAGCCCATTGACTCGGGACGCAGGTGATATCTGCCAAATGCAACGTAGCCACCATGTTCATCATCCAAGATCAGTTCAGTGTACACACGTTTGAGTTCACGCTCGGCAAAGCGTTCTAATTTTTGATCACGAGTCATAGTGTTCGAATGTAATGTGTGGCCAACCAACCCACCACACCCAGCAACACACCAATGATACCTATGCCCCAGGCTATGAGTTGATCATTGCGTTTTTCGCCCATTCGACGTACAATACTGTGTACTTCTGTGACCATGTGTTTGACTGCAGAGATTTCATTTTCCACTGTTTCTATCTTGAGTTCCAGCATGCGGTAACGTTCTGCACACAACTCCACATGCGCTTCAAGACTTTTCTTTTCAATGTCAGTGGTATCAACCATCAGAATTCTCCAATGATGTATTTACCGCAGTGAACCAAATGTTTTGATTTGTGCCTGCTGCATGCAAGGTGGCTGCTAACACCGTGGGTTCGTCCAGTCCAGTAACCATGGGCACACCTTCACAGTCGGCCATCAATCCTGCTAGATCATTGCTGTCGTAACCACTGCCCAGTACGCCCGGGGCTTCAACATCAAATTCAAAATGCCAACCATTGGTGTGTTTTACCGGGCGTGTGATGTTCATGGGTTGGGTTCTCAAACTTATGACCTGTAACAGTGCTTCCCAGTTTCGATGCTGGTTTCGAGCACGATTCCAGTCGGCTGATGTTGTCATCACAAGACCTGTTTTTGTGGTCAGTGGCAGTTGACTTTCTCTGAAGTGTCCGGTCACCCCGGTCCAGGTACAGTCAAAAAGGGTGCGGCACAAGACTTTCATTATGTGCATATTTAACGCCAAAAAGAAACCCTGGATTTTTTACGTCCAGGGTCCCGGTTTGCACCGTCAATTGTTGATTAAGACAATGGAGATGTTGTGAACACAGCGTTGCCAGCCGCACTGTTGAATTGAATGTTCTGACCACCTGTGGCGGTGACAGTGTTAGCAACAGCAAGGAACTGCGCAGCGTTGGCATACGCACCCTTGGGATAGATTGCAACGTTCAGTATGGTTGGCGACGCTGGGCTGACTTGATACATAGCAACTGTACCGCCTGCGCCAGTGGTGCCAGCACCACTTTGGATAGCCTGCATAGTGTTGTTGATAAAGCCATTGACGTTACCAGATGTAGCCAAACTTGCATTGGCCACCAGGCTGAAAAAGTCCAGACCAGGACCAGCCAGATTGACTGGGCCTTGAGCAGCAATGTTTGCTGTTCCACTGATACTGCCATTTGCAACGTCCATTGCAAATACTGGCTGATTTGTTCCATTTGTTTTTGTAAAACTTGCCATGATAAATTTCCTTTAAAGTTAAGTGGTCTCGGTGGACCTGCTTTTATTTATGTCTTTGGTAAAAATTATGCCTATTGTGGATTATTTCTAGCCTTGTTTCTGGCTGAAAAGTCAAATCTATTCACTGCTTTGCCGTAGCCTGCAGGGGTAGCGAACACCCAACCTTCGTTGCCGGGCACCTGTTGGTCCAACTTGCCCAGCAGGTCTAGTTTGAGATCGTGTAGCAGTTCAAACAACACAAAGGCTGCTTGTAATGCATTTCTGTTGGAAGTAGGGCTGTCAAGATACTGTTCTATGTTGCTGTATTTTTGTGCAGTTTGTGTTTGTTGTAGCCATGCATCAAATCCCGGAACCAAGTCACTGAAATCGCCTGTGTAGGCTCGATCATTGGGATCCACACGTCGGTTGATGTAATCTACTGCTAGTTTGGCAAAATCAGTTATTTTCATTGCACGTAGTTCTGCAGGGTTCAACAACACATTGATGGATGGACCAGTCTTTTGCAGCACTTGTTTGATCTTGGTCACATAAGGATTTTCAATTTCCACAGGCTTGGCATAAATGGGCAGGATCAAGAACAGTCCAGGAACATCATTAAATCTCACACCCTTTAGTGGTTGTTTTTCTGCCCCGGCATCTTCGTACATGGTGTGTATTGCTACACCAACATTACTGTTGACTATTTGTTGTCCCAGGGTGCTTTTTGCAGGAATTCTATAAGTCACAGTGTTGGGCCTAAACACCAGTAATCCGGCAGATTGATACACTACACCAGGTGCGATCTCTTGTTCTGTTGCTGGCAAAGGTTCATTGGTCTTTGCCCAATACATCAAATCACCTTTGACATAGCCTCTGAAATTTTGAGGAGTGGCTGCTTCCAGCAAGGGCCACACAGTTTGATAGGTTGGCAGTAGTGTCTGCACACGGTCAGCTTTGTTGCCCTTGGCAGCAGCATTGGCATCACGCTGTGCGAGATTGTTGGCAATGGCTCTAGTACTGGTAAACAACCCATCATAGCCCACGGCACCAAATCCTGAATCATCTGTGAGCACAAACTCACCAGTCTCAGGCTTGCGGCCAAATACCACAGCAGGTTTGCCGTCCCACTTTACACTGGCTGTTTTTGAATCTTGCTTGAAAGCATCCACAATGGCCAAGGCTTTCTTTACCCCTGCTGTACCTTCTCTGAATACATAATCTTCCAGGTGTTCAATGCCCTTGGCTCTACCGCCCACGCCCACTGCTGCTGCTTCGTAGATACGGTAGGGATTGGCAGGCTCGGCTTCCACCAAGGGTTGCATGCCTTGGTTGATGATTCTATCACGCAGTCGTGCCAAGAAGTAAGTGTCTGCATCTTCTGTCACAGCATCAGGCTGTGGCAAACCTTCTTTGTTCAAGTATTCACGAAAGTCCTTGATCTTGGCTTCCTTATCTTTATCTTTTGCTAGTGCGGCAAATATGGTTTCCACTGTGTTGAGATTGTCTCGGGTGGCTCCTGGTCCAAGAATCATCCGTGCTGCTTCATCAGGATCCATGGTGAGCAATTGATTGCTGGTACGACTGAACACACCATTGGCGCCTAACTTCAGTCCGTGATGTTTGGCCAGGCTTGACATCAGCACCGCACGGTTCATGCCTTTGTAGGCCGAACCTGCACCTTGATTGTAGTAAAATGTGCCCCAGTCCAAGTTGGGAAAGAACATGAAGTCGGTTTGCACATAGCCCAGGTCAGGACGTCCTTGTATGGGTGTACGCAGGTGCACTTCTCCGCCTTTGCGAATCCATTCAGCTGGATTGAGTTTATGACTCACAGCCCATTGAGTAAGTCGTTGTGCCAGTTGATCTTTGGTGATTTTGTTAGCATCCACCGCCAGGTCCATGTCTCCTGACGTGGCTGCTTTACCAGTTGAGCCAAGCCAGTGTTCACGTGGGAATTCTATGCCTGTGAGTTGTTCAAGCCAGGCCACAGTAGCTGGCACATCACTTTGGTTGATGCGTTGGGTAAGTGGATTGCCTTCGCCATCCTTGAATACATTGCCACCTTCTAATAATGTGCGTAGACTTTTCATCGGAATTTCTTGATCAAAGATTCAGCAGTGGCTGTTTGCTGCACTGGTTGTTGAACATTCATCTGTGGCATGATGCCCAAGGCTTGCAATTGTGCAGGAGTGATACCGACTTGTTGAGCTTTTCTTGTCAACTGCTGTAGTGCTTGAGGATTGTTGACCAGCACTTGAGTCACTGGGTTGGGCTGCGTGTTGGCACCAGACGTCTGTGAAAAATAACTGCTGTAATCATATTGTTCTCTAAATTTTCTCTGCAGTCCAGCAGCGTAAAGTTCTTTGGTCAGTGCCAGCCAGTTTTCTTGAGCCTTTGAGCCTGACTGCTGTTCAGGGTCCATGATTGCAGCCAGCGCAGCGTCAATGTTACGCACGGTTATCATGGCTTGTTGTCTGGCTTGTCCTCCCAACTCTTCGGGATTGACTTCTTTAGGCAATGATTTATAATTGTAAATGTTATAACTGTTGGAAATTGTTTTTACCTGGGTCATCAAAACATTTTTCAGTTGTGCCGGATTGATCTGGGACATATTCTGCGCACCTGATTTTTTCAACATGTCGGCCACGCTGGCCGACCACATACGCTGTTGTTGAGCGGCTTGTTGCGTGATTGCAGGCATGGCTGCTTGCACAGCCTGAGCCATGCGGTCCGAAATGGCTGCACGACTTTTGCCAAACAGTCCTACAGCATCAGGATCTGGTGCCAAGTCTGCACCAGTTCTTGCACCCAGTGCTTTGAGTGGGGCATTGGTAATGGCATTGCCCAGTGCGCCTGCAAAACCAGTGCCAATGGCAGCGCCTCTGGCCAGAGCCGGCGACACTGCTGCCTTGACATTTTTTGCTGTGGCACCATAATTGATTTCATTCACTGGTTGACGTTGAGTGATTTCAAAGATCTGCATGAGTTCTCCTGACCGAGCGTTCAAACTTGCCAGTGTCTCTATGACGTATAGCATTCAGCAGTTTGCGTTGCAAATTCTCTGCTTGATCAGCAGGATATTCTGCTTCAATTTGTTCCAGCAATCTAATGGCTGATTCTATGATGTTGCTGGCACGGGTTTCAATCACCAGTCGGCGATCTCGCTCCACATACAAGTTATCTAGTTCTTCCAAGATGCTGCGTGTTTTCTTCTGCATTTGTTCACGGGCCTTTGGATTATTTAGTGGAAATACAGTTACAATAAATATCTAATACAAGGAAACAGTATGACCAGTCAGATCAATCCCAACAACATAGACGGCAATTACCCTATTGCAGGTGTCAGCAACAACACGCAGGGCATGCGTGATAATTTTACCAACATCAAACAAAATTTTCAATATGCAGAAACTGAAATAGACGATCTGCAGGCAAAAGTCCTGCTCAAAGCAGCACTCACAGGCACTACCTTGGACAACAACATGAATGACAACTTGTTGTATGCTGTGAAGTTGAATGATGTCAGTTATACCTGGCTGCAAAACACCGCAACTTCAGGCACAATTACCCTGGACTATGCTGCCAGTAACTTTCAATACATCAGCACCACTGGTTCAGTGAGCCTGGGTTTCACCAATTGGCCTGCTGCTGGCAGTGTGGGAGAGTTGAACTTGACCATCAACATCACCAACACAGCCTACACCTTGACCTTGCCTTCGTCGGTCAATGTTGGCCTGTTTGGTATTCAGGGCATCTCACCGGGTACAGCAGGTGTTTCAAACACTATCACTTTTGGGGTCACTGGCGAATTCACATTTAGATTCACCAGTGAAGATGGCGGTGTCAGTATTGCCATATTTGACTACAGTCGCGGCTATGACCGATTCTACAGCAATGTAAAAATCCAAAACAACACAGCCAGCACCAGCGACACCACAGGTGCCTTGACCGTGGACGGCGGTGTTGGTATTTTAGGAAACTTGAACGTGGGTGGCAATTTAAGAACTTATACCACGGCAGGCAATGTGGCGTTCCAGGCCTTGGACACCGGCATTGTGGAATTTAGAACTCCCGCATTGATTGCTGGCAACTCAGCCGGTGCCTTGAACATTGTGGGCAGTGCCGACGGTTCATACCAGCCTGTGTACAACACCGGCAGCATGGTACATGTCACAGGCAATGACGGTGTGTCAAATAGAATAACTCTGGACACGTTTGGCACCGGTGCTGCCATACAAACATCAGTGGTTCTGCGCTTGGCTCGTGGCACAGCAGCCGCGCCCACAGCAGTGCAGTCTGGTGATATCTTGGGCAGAATAACTGGTTCAGGATTTGGCAATGCTTCTCAGTATGTGTTGGCTGCAGGCAACATTGGAACCCTGGGCCTTGACTTTGTGGCCATGGAAAATTATACCACTGCCAATGCCGGCAGTGCCCTGAAGTTTTATACAAGCCCTATTGGTGCTGTGACCAAAACGCTGAGTGCCAATGTCACTGCCAATGTGAGCACATTCCCCAGTATATCCACCACTGGCAACGTGGTCTCCACTGGTAATATAGTGCTCAATGACGGTGGCACTCTGGGTTATACCGCAGGTGCGGGCGGTACAGTGGCACAAACTGGCAACAAGTCAGGCAACGTCACGCTGAACAAGCCATCAGGCCAGATCACCATGCAAAGTACCAACCTAGCCGCTGACACCACTGTGGATTTTTACTTGACCAATAACACCATCACCCCAACCGACTTGTTGATCATAAATCAAACCAGTACAGCCAATGCCGGCGGCTATGTATTCAATGCCATATGCAATACCGGCAACGCACATATTTTTGTTAGAAACATCATGGCAGCCACAGCCGGTGATGCTGTTGTGTTGCGCTATGCTGTGGTGCGTGGTGCTACCACTTAACCAGTTATAATTTTCGCCTGGTGTTGTCTTGCCCTTAAATATCAGGTAAGGCAACACCAAAGGCAACCATGACAGACCTAGAACAAATTCAATCACTGCTCCAACAATTTCGCAGACCTTGTCCACCGACAGAACAATACACCAACAGACTCACAGAAGAATTTGAAGTAATCATCAGTCAGAGATTCACCGAATACTTTCTCAAGATACGCAGGGTATTGGATCTCAACTCAGACATTCCCCACATGACCCGCGGATCAGCAGGCTCAAGCCTGGTGTGTTATCTCATGGGCATCACTGACGTAGACCCCATAGAGTGGAACATACCATTTGCCAGATTTCTCAATCCACTCAGAGATGACTTGCCAGATGTGGACATTGACGTACCGCACCATAAACAAGAACTGGCCATGCAGAGAATCTTTGATGCTTGGCCTGGCAAAACAGCACGTATATCAAACTATGTGCTGTACAAAGAAAAGTCAGCACGTAGAGAAGCAGCCCGCAGATTGGGTGCCCGGGGCAAGTTACCCAGAGACTTTGACTACAAGACTCTGGGCATAGACGAAACCGAAGCACGGAGAATTGAAAAGAAACTCATGGGCAAAACACGTTGCCTGTCAAAACACTGCGGTGGCGTGATAGTGTTTGATCGCAAACTGCCCCAGAGCCTGTTTAGAGAAGACAATCTCATCTTGCTGGACAAAAACGAAGTAGAAGACCTAGAACATCTCAAAGTGGACATTCTAGCCAATCGTGGGCTTAGTCAACTCATGGAAATTGATCCCACAAGAATGGTACATGAATATCCGCAGGAGGACGCAGCCACTGCTGACTTGCTGGCACGTGGAGATGTGTTGGGTGTCACACAGGGCGAAAGCCCAGCCATGCGCCGACTGTTTAGAGCCATCAAGCCCACATCAGTGGCCGACTGTGTGTTTGCCACTGCGCTAGTTCGTCCCGTGGCCATGGAAGGTCGACGCAAGGCTTCATGGTTCCGTGACTGGACCGCAGATGGAGCCAAAGAACGTGCCATTGTGTGTGAGGACGATGCTATAGAACGCATTATGAAACTGATTGGTGTCAATGCCTACGAAGCCGACATGTATCGACGAGCATTTGCAAAGAAAAATGAAGAAAAAGTCATGGAGTTCATGACACGCCTGGGCGACCATCCCTTGAAGGATCAAATCTATCAGGAGATGTTGAACCTGTCAGGCTTTGGCCTGTGTCGTGCTCATGCTGTAAATCTTGGTAGACTGATCTGGGCACTGGCCTATAACAAGGCCCACAATCCTCGCGAGTTCTGGCGAGCAGCTCTCATGCACTGCCAAGGTAGTTATGCACGTTGGGTCTATCGTAACGAAGCCAAACGTGCAGGTTGGGACTTGCGTGAACTGGGTTTTGAAAACTGGATCATGGAAGATCCTGTGTCAGCATTCAAACAACACGGTGCATGGAACACCCCAGGATTCTTGCCCAACATGGGTGTGCGTGGCCTGTACATGGATCGCTATGAGTTTGCTGGCATAGTGGCCAACAGCCGAGTGTTCAAGCGAGACAAGGACCGATACATTCACTTCATCACCCTGGGCGTAGGCGAAGGTGAATATGTGGATCTCATTGTGGATCGGCCCATCAAGTACGCCAACTCATCAGTGATTGTGGGTCAGGGTGAGATACGCAGCCGAGACGGGTCGCAGTTCCTACAAGTTGATAGAACTAATGTATCTGCCATGAACATTGATGATTATCTCAACTTGTCTTGATCTTGCCCAACAACTGCTTCAGTTTGGCTGACTGCATATCTGCTGAGATTTTTCCTGGCTCGTCGGCAGTGACTGCACTAGGCGCTTCACTAGTAATCTGGCTCTTGGCCTTGATTGATTCATAGATGCTGGGCGCCCGTTTACGGAATTCTTGATAATCCGGATCTTCGGCAAGGTCAGTAATGCGCATGGTTTCAATGTTGTACTCCAAATCAATTTTTTGACCAACGCCGGTCGAGCTTCGAGATTTCATACATTGTATTTGATACTTGCCACGCTCTTTCATGGCACGGCTAGTAAAGATACCAAACACATTGTCTGCTGTGTTGATTTTAGATATACCACCTGAAATGTGGCTGTGATCAAATTCTACTTCTTCCACTGCACTTCTGTTCAACTGTGATGCTGTGACCATCAAGATACCCAGTTCTTTGGCCAAGTTGCGCAGTTCCTCTGACACATATTTGTCTTTGACAAACAAGTCATTAGGGCTAACCTTGGCACTGACTGGCATCAACAAGTCCAGGTAGTCAATCATCACAAAATCTACTTTTTTACCTGTCTGTATCTGATACTCTTTCAAGTATGCACGTATGTCATTGATGTTGCTCTGTGCTGGCAAGCCTTTGACTTGATAATTGCCGGCTTTCTTGGCCACCAACTTGACTTTGAGTTCAGTGGTGTCCATATCCTTGCGTATTTCTTTTGTGCTCATGTTTGTTAACATAGCATCTGTGCGCAATGACGTTAGTTCCTCACTGAGTTCCAATGTGATATACACACCACTGAGTCCGGCCTGCAACCAGTTCAAGGCAATGTTCATCATGACCAAGGATTTACCCGAACCAGATCCACCTGCAAAAATGTTGAGTTCACCGCGACTAAATCCGCCATACAACAATCTATCCATCTGTGGCCAACCTGTTGACACCTGTCCACCGGAGTTGAAATACTTTTCAATTCGGCTTCGAGGATCAGCAAAGTAGTCTGTGCCCATGTCCTTGGTCAGTGATATTTGTACTGCATCTTTGATCAGTTTCTCCACAGGTTCAAAGTCACCTTTGTCCAGCATGTCTGCGGCTTTGAGAATAGCACGTTCTAGTTCTTGACGTTTGGTGAATTGTTCAAACTCTGTCATGAACCACTCAAAGTGTCCTTCATTCAAGTCTGGTACTGCTTGCAGTCGGATGCCCGTGGTGGCAGCAATCTGTGTACGGTCCGGCAGCGTCTTGTGCTTGTCTGAATGTTCTTTGACAAACTCAGCCGCGGCTCGCAGACTCTTGTCAAAGTTCTGTGGATTGTAGATGTTCTGCACACGCACATAACTCTGTGCATCTTCCAACATCATTTCTAAAAATAGTCGCTGAACGTCAGTGCTGTAATCTTTTAACACAACTCATCCTTTAATAAAATTCTGCTACTTTTAAAACTTGTTTCCAATTGGTGTTCCTTCGTCGATCAATTTTTTTAAATCAATCAACCATCTGTTGTTTGTTAACTTTTTTGTGGAGATTAGATGATTTACAATTCCATTTAATTCTGTCATTTTAGTTTAATTACTTTGTTTTGTATAAATTCAATGCATTCATTGGCAAACAATGTTAATACCTGGTCATTGTCAACATGAAAACCTGGTGTTTCTTTATTATTTTGATAAAACCATAGATTAGTTTTTAGTTCATTATCCGCATAGTCAATTACAAAATTCTGTAGGTAATTAGAGTTAATCAATGCATTATAATCTTGTTTGTACTCAAATCCTCCGAGGCTAAAACAAAATGGAATATTTTGAGTCTTTAATGTCATCAAACAAAAACATATAAAAAAATAATTTTTAAGTTTTTCAAAGTTCTCTGAACTTGCCCCAACCATCCAAAAACAATCGGGATTTCCAAACACGCCGCACCGCCCCGCGATCCCGCCATAACCTCTATATGGATCTCAGCTCCCTCTTAAATATGGAAGCGCTCGGTCGGCACCTCGAACCGGTGCTCGGGGACCTCAAAGGGTACTCCAGCTGGCTCACAC